GTCGCGAGTAAGCATGACACCAGATAATGGCACGCCTTATCTGAATCATCCGTTTCATAATTGGCAGAGCGAAGGTAGTGTGATCAGCCCTGATGGTGCGTTCACCTACGTAAGATTAGGGGATTATGGCGAGACATCGGTTTATTATTGTCATCCCAGTGATGGTATGTACAATATTAACGATCCTAACGCCTTGACCACCAAGTTTTATGGAACTCTGCCCAACGTTTGTGGTTATGCTGTTACATGTGACCAAGAATTTGGGATGTACAAGTTTGTGCATCAAGCCAATATGATCGAACATGTGTTGCCAATTGGATTGGTGGATAAGTGTGCGCTGGCTATGGCTTCTTGTATTCGTGATGCTAAGTATCCTGATACATTGCGTTCTTATTTGTCTGGTAAGATGATCGCTGGAGGGATAGATGAAGGGTTGACTGAATTGGCTTATGGCCTTGTTAGTTATCTTTCTGATGTCCATGCCGTTAAGACTGTCCCGTTCGCATCATGCATTATGGGGCATCCGGTAAATTTCAAGTGGTCCGATATCGTCAAATATAGAATCATTATATTCCTATCGTATTTTCGTGGGAATATTGGTGATTTCTTACGCAATTGGATTATTGGCAATCGAGTTACCCGTCGATTTGTGCCTTGGATGTTTAATACTGTCCGAGTCGCATCGTACGAGGCTTATACGAATAGGATGGAGTCTAAGTTTGGTACGGGGTTGACAACGCGGTTTAATAGACAGCAGTTTCCGACTCCGACCTCGCCAGTTGTTTCCTGCGTTGCTGGACGTGGTCAATATGGTCCCTGCGAAAACGCTGGACAACGTGTTAACATCAATGGAAACGCGCGTATTGAACACTGTCCCGAAACCGTTACCGCACCTGTCACACCAGTTCTTGGAGAACCAGCCGTATGTGACGATGCCAGGAGTGAGGGGGGTGATGCACCCCCTGAGCCAGTCGTTGTTGCAGTGGAACCCGCTGTTGTTGGCGGAGGGGAAGGAGAAGTTGCGCATGAGTTGCCAGTCGGTACCGAAGGCCGAGAAGGGTCAACGGATGGTCAATTTGAAGGACGCGGTTGCAGACGCATCCGTGTTGTACAAGCCGACCTTAATTTGCCCGTACAACGAGATGAATGTGACGCTATCATTGAGCCCGTTCTCCCACCCGGCACTGTCGTGTCGTGTGAGATCGCTGCGGGACTTATTACAAGCTTCACTATCACCACGCAGTCTGGACAGGTTACGAACCACCGATTTGAGACAAATGTTGCTGCTTCGCTTAGAAACAATGCGGTCGAAGCCGAGCAGTTGTGCACAAGCATTACTAAAGTGTTGCGACACCTTGAGGGGCGTCAAACTGGTAGAATTAACTACTGGGCAATACTCAACTGGGCAGTACGCTTCATTGCTCATCCCCATGGAAGAAGCGGTGATAAGTCCGTTGTCCCTAAAGGCTATGGCTTATTACCACTTGTACCTCCTGCCGTTATTCCCGGAGGATTTAAAACCTTTGCCGTGGGAAACTTGGGTCTCGCGGTATCCGAAGGCGCGCCAAGTGTTGTTGAACAAGGCGAAAGAACGCGTGGAACGCATCGGTCTTTCCAAGCGAGACGCTCTGGTGAAGTGCTTTTTGAAGGTAGAAACCAGCGTCAAGGCCGGCGACCCGCGTAATATCTCTCCCAGATCGGATGAGTTTCTTGCCGTTATTGGTCCATATATATCAGCTATTGAACATTGCTTACGATTTCATCCACGATTAGTTAAGGGGTTGAATAATAAGGATCGGGAGGCTAAGTTGGCATTTCTGACTAAGTTTCTTGAATTCTTGGAAGGTGATTATGCG